CATCAGTTACAGCATCTTTGCCATTGTGTTTTTCCTCTTCTTCAACAGCAAATTTAAGAGCCTTAACTAAATCATTGTAAGAGAACGGGATTTCCGCAGGAATATATTTGAATCGGCAACCACAAGAAATATCATCAGAATCAGAACGAAGTGTCAGAATCCTGTCGCCTGTAGAATTTTCATCATCTGAATAATGCGCCCATCCATAAATATCTGCCATGTTGCGGATAATATCATTCACTCGACTAGGAGAAAGAGTAGGACCAATGGTAACAACACCTGTCTTTTCATCTACCGCACGATTAACGTGGCTAATGAAAATAATAGAATAACCAAGTTGAGCAAGTCCATTGAATACGCTTTCAAATTCTGAACGCATTAGCTTATAGCCTTTGCCCCAACCAAGGTCGCCTAAGTCCTCTACCTCTTTTCGATTACAAATATACTTAGTGCAATAAGCAGCAGCTAAATCAACCGTATCTACAATAATAGTTTTGAATTTAGCTTGTACTTCCTTGCGCTTTAAATCATTATAGACTTGACGCATAGTACGCCAATCTGGTACATCTACTGGTACAATACCTGAAATTGCATTATAGCCACGTTCTGTAGCAATTAACAGACAATCTTCTGCCTGTGCCGCAAGTGAGGTCTTGCCAATTTTGGCTTCGCCGTAGATGTACGTAATATACCCACTTAAATTTTTACTTACCTTGTGTGGTTCAATACTTAGTAAGTCAATCGCCATAATTATTCCTTTCTTTCATAGTTAGATAGAAAAGGGGAATACAATCGTACTCCCCAGTATGTTTTTAGAAAGGAAAATCATCGTCCTCAGTTTCATCAGTTTGTGCAGCCTTAGTTGCTTTACCCTTTGGGGCAGTAGTAGTAGCAAAAGTACCGCTATTTTGAGAAGCACGATACTCTTCTTGACGCTTCTTCTCTTCCGCAAGACGCTCTTCACGAGCAGTAATGAGCTTCTTCATGTCCTTATTGGTCATAACAGTATCATCGCCATATTCCATAGTTTCTGGGGAAGCACCTGTTACAGACCAAGAACGAATGGTACGCTCAGTTGTTTCTACTGTTGGCTCACCAAAAGCATTTTCAATGGTCTTTTCAGACTTGACGATGTTAGAAATGATATTACCCCAAATCTTAGTTGCTACAGGATTCTTCTTGGTAATATCAAAACCACGGAAATAATTTTTACCGCCCTCATTGGTAACATCAACCTCAAATGGAATAAGGTCGTTGCGGAAATTGAAAGCGAAACCAGAAAGAATTACATAATCATCGCCATCTTCAACTTCCTTATCACGACAACCAACTAGAACACATTCAAGAGTAAACTTTGCTGGCTTACTGATTGGTTCCGTTGGAGACATGAGGTGAATAAAACCACCACGGATACGCTTTGCGGTTACAAGCTCGTCATCACGATTATAGAACTCATTGGCTTCAAGTTCCGCAGAAATACGAACCTTTTGTGCATTTTTACCAAATTCCTTATAAGTCTTATTTTCACCAAGAAGATTGGCTAGAGTTTGATAAATGGGGTTATCACGTTCTGGTTTACCGTCTTTTGCTGGGAATTTTGGCAAAACATAAGCATAATGAACAGTTACGATATTTGTTGCTTCTTCATCAGTTGCAATGTTAATATCGCCTTGAATATATTCAGTTCCAGGATTCTTTGAATTAGGACCAGTAATTGCTTGATGCAGTCCACGCCTTTCATCAGAACCGAAATCGAAAATATAACCTTGGATGTCTACTTGATTAGTCCAACTCTTTTTCAATTTTCCTTCTTTCTCTTGGGATTAACCCTCTAACTTCTGCGGCCATCTGCCACAACATTGATGTTCCAAACATTTATGAACCTTATCGCACTTAACTTTGAAGAACATATCGCAAATTGTTTCCCATTCTTCAGAATATTCAGAAAGTGCGGTAATAATATCCCGCATCATTTCTCTATATTCCCAATAAGCACGAGTACAAAGTCTTTGTTCAGCCATAGCCATAAGCGTTCTTGCGTTAAAATGACAACTTACTGTTGTTTCCATCCCAAGTGGAAGAACCATATTTGCATCTTCAGCCTTAATTCCGCACTCTTCTTGCAAAAACTTAGTTGTTTCTGCAATCTCTTTCATACACTTGGAATATCGCTCAAGAGCAATAGAATTTTTTCCAATAGCAGGAGGAATAATATAATCAAATTGTTTGTATTTAATGTATCTAGTAGAAGCTTGTGTGCGGGTAGGCGCACCGCCAATATGCGTATAAAATTCTCTAATTACTTTTGCGGAATACCCCTTTAAAACAAACCAAGCGGTAGCATATTCTAAACAACGAAAATGACCGTCTTTGACCGCACGTAAACCACGAACATAATTTTTTTCATCATCATTCGTGTTACTACCATAGCAAGGACCAATCATTTTGCCAATCAGAGTTAAGGGATTCTTGGGAGTATTTTCATCAATTACAACTTTACCCATTAATTATTTCCCTTCGTCTGATTATATCCGAATTTGTTAGAATTATATGTTTGAATATAAAATGCTTCTTTTTGATTCAGTTCGTCTGGCATACATTTTTCCAAAAGCTCAAAAGTGAAATTAGAAATTCCATATTCCTGCATAGCATTGTATAGTTGATTGCGGGTAGTCGCTGAAACCGCTCCAACACCCTCTTTACAATGCTGCTGCCATCTTTTCCGCACATCTACGCTTTGACCTATATAACATTCTTCTGTTTGGAGATTTGTTATTTTGTAAATGCCGCAAATTCTATCTTCGTCTAACAATTTATCTGATAATGCTTTTAATTTATTTTGGATAAAAATTTTCAATGGGACGCAGTTCACTATTATTTTTCATCGCATCTTTCATCACTATCAAGCAATAATTAATAATGAAAGGAAAATCTTAGATGTCAGCCTCTCCGAGATTTGCGATAACACTTTCACTATGTTCCCTCCAATATCAGAACAAAAAGAGTTTGGCTACTCAGATGCCACTCCTGAGTTTTATGATTCTTCTGGAGACTATCTGAAGCGGCTCTCTATGACTGCGACGCGCAGATTATCCATCCTAAATCAACTAAGAATGACTTTAAACAAAGAATAGTATGACAGAAACAACAATCCCTACACTATATTATACTCTAAATAAGGATTATACAAGAGATAAAGCGTATAAGACTTTGAAAAATCGTAAAATATTCGATTTATCATTCTGTGCAGATACAATATATTCGCCCAAATATAAAACAGCCGTGGCCTGGGTATCTCAAATAACAGCTTCAATATTAGGAAAAGGAGAAGATGATCTCTTCATCCTTTGTAACTCGGAATTATCTTTTGTAAGACATATCACGAATGAAGATATTTGCAGAAGCATTATCGAAGCAGGCCAAAAAGGAGCCCAAATATTATTAGGTAATATTGATACTGCAAGGGATCTATATTGCATTAATAAAAACCTCCTTTGGACAGATCTTTTTTACCATACATCATTCATTGTTATTTATAAGTCTGTTTTCAAACATATTGCTAAACTCACTAAACAAAAAGAAATATACGATTTATACTTAGAACAGGCTTTTGCATCAATAATAGACTATAAATTTGTAGCCTATCCTTTCTTAACAACCAATAGAGATACCCATATAGGGATGAACAATAACCAGACGTGGTACGACAATAGCACATCACATTACTACGAGGGATTAGAGCAACAAGTTAAGACTTTCAATGAAAAATTAAAACAATTTCCATTCGATAGAACAAAGGGATATTCCTTTGATTAAATCCAAAGTGCACAATATTAATATACTTACAACAAGAAAGACTTATGGCATTTTTTATCAAAAATAGCAGCAACTGCTTTAAACAATTCTTCATCATTGGGCTGGTTAGCCTGTTTGGAAGTTGCAAGATGTATGGGACTACTATAGAAAAGGACTCCTTAGAAATAGTCGGGCGCATAGTCTTCCCAACAGAAGCTACATGCAATTACAGATTAACAATCAGTACAACGCCAGCAGACACACTTCCACCAGTTATAGTATTTAGTAATGTATACAAATCAAGCCCTTTCAACTTCAAGTTGGAACAAGTAACAACACCGCTCACATTGTCTATCAATGCTGTCGGGTTTCAACCCGTGCATATCAAATTAGGTGTTCTAATGAATAAACATAACATCGGGACTATTGAGTTAGAAAAGGATTCTACCCACCATCTACCAGCAGTGTTAGTAATGGCGAAAAAACCTTTAATCATAGAACAAGGTATGAAAACGAGGTATAACATCAGTGGTTCTATACTGTCAGAGGCGGGGACACTGACCTCCTTATTTCGCAGACTTCCCAATCTCTCAATGAATAATGGGAAACTTAGTGTGTTGGATTCCTA